TACTGTAAGTTAGAGGCCCGATTCATTAAGGGCTCATAAAAATTCGAGCCAGTAAACTGTCCAGCTAATGTAGCGCTCGGTCCGGTGGATGGGTTTGGTCCGCCCCTGAGAAAGATATATTCAGGAGTCGACGGGCGACCATAGCCATCGTTAACTTGACTGACAGCGGCGCTGTCTGCTGACAGGATAATATAACCATTGGTACGAGGGTACCGGTCTTTAAGAAGATAAAGATCTAGATATGTGGAATCGTTTTCCCACTCTAGTCTTTCTTTAAGAGAGCCGTCATATGGATACGTACCATAAATTCTCTTGATTGCAGACTCATAGTATTCCTCAGCGGATCCCCAACGAGCGAAATTTTCAGGCTTTTTAAAATCGGTATAAGGAACATACCTTTCTTCTTTGATAATATCCTGCTCATGATATCCCGTGGATTCTATTTCACCAGAGGTATCTTTAGAGGATTTGTTTGCCAGAGACTGAATGCTCTCGGCAACTTCGAAGTATTTCTTTATACTCATACTCTATAATTATTCTTCAACTCTAAATTTGAACGTTTGTGGTTGCTCTTGCCAATCTCCTATACTACCATTATAATAAGATAATCTTATCTCATACATGTAATCTGGTTCCAACAGTGATACATCTAGATCAAAATAGCTACCCTCTTTATCATAAGACATTAAGGTACTAAGCGAGGATCCTGTACCATACGGGACGGCAGCATAGTTATCTGTTGTGCGATAAATGGCATACGAAGCACTCTCTATAATATCCGTTGGATTGTTGGTCGTTGACACCGTATAAAGAGTGGGGTTCCAATTTCGATCGCGCACAAAAAAGCGGAAACGTGATTTATCCGTAGTAGAATATTTCTTTTTAAGATTTGTGCAGCTTGTGATGCGGTTAAAAGTGGGAGCGCTGTCATAAGTCGGCATTAGCTCAGGATAGAAAGAGCCAGTATAAAATTCTACACCGCCGGAATGCCACACATCGTGAATCGCAGGGACAGGCGTAGAAGCCGCTGTAAGCGCGAGTTGAACCAGATAGAGGCCTGTGCTCGAATAACTCGCTGTAGCGTTTAGATCGGCGGCTGTGGCCACTCCACCGCCCACTGGGAGCTTCAACTTGGCGCCTGTAGGCAAGCCTGCGCTGCTGGAGTAGAAGGAGACTTGTACAACGCCGGTGCCTACGTTGGGAAGATTAACCAAACGTCCTCTCACATAGTTATAAAGCTGTAATTTATTGAGGTTATCGGCTGCGGGTGCTGCCGAACTAGAATAATAGAAGTTTTCTCGATCGTCTTGTGTCGATGAATTCCAACGGGCCTCGATAACGGGGCGCTTGAAGAAAAACTCTGTCGAACGAGAGAAAAACTTTTTAGTATAGTAAGATTGAGATGCACCGCCGGGATTCTGTAAAACAGAACCAGAATCTGCCGCAGGATTACCGGGTAAAAGGCCTGCGCCGGCAGAACTTGAAAAATAAGCCTCCTGGCTAGCAGTTAAGTGAACCCCAAACCCATAGTTTTTGATGACGCCGTCGGCAGCGCCAATACTTAAATACTTAATCCACTCTTCAACCAAATGAGAAACATTAGTTTCAAGATCTTCGAAGCCGAGTGTAAATTCAACGTTATTAATGAGAGTCGAGGAGGTATAGTAATCACCGCCGTCGCGGGTCCAGGCAGCTGCGGCCGTGCGCATGCCCCAATTAGCTTGGCCTAAATCTTTATATTCGTCCATATCAAGCCCAGTACCCTCGGTCCATGAGGCCGACACTGGTTCGACAACCAAAGTGAATCCTTGTGGGAGCGTGAATGGATGTTTAGCATTGTACATCTTGAGGTGGAAAGAAACACTTCCAGATGCCGGAATCGTACCAGCCGTTCGATCTGCCGCAATTGTAGTAATAGGGAATTGAATGAGAGTCCTCGACAACTCCTGTGCTTGACCATTTGATCCCGACTCTTGTCCATAAATAGAGAAAATTTCTAAGGAATCTGCGTATCCCATGTTGGAACCGGTGCCACGAAGGCGTAAGTTGGCCTCGAACGCATTTGTAATTGTAGTGTCAGCGCTAGCTGTGTACCGTAAAATAGCCATTAGGTAATTGATCCCTTAATATCGACGTTGGGGAACTTAAGTTCAAAAATAGTATTTTGTTTTGCGTCAATTCTTCTACCATCTGCAGTGAGATTAGCAATAAAGTCATAACTCAAATCTGAGTACATTCCGCCGGAGTTGCCCACAATCTCAATATCTACCACATCTATAATACCCTTAACCTTTTGAAGCACCTTATAGAAATCAGTAATTAAAATAGATTCACCAATATCAAATTGATTATTATTAAGATATTTTGTAATCGCACGGTTGGCACGGTTAATCACTGTAAATCTATCTGCATTAGTATCAATTGCTACCACATAATTAATTCCAAAATTTGCTATATTGGCATCTAATATATCGATTGTATCATTGATGACTTTATATTGTAAAAGCCACGTTTTTAAATTATTCTTTAATGTCTGGTTTGCTGCTATCAACTTGTTGCTCGTATCTTGAGATATTACATAAATATTTATATTCCTCCGCAACTCATCAAAGTCTCTCACCACCGCAGCTCTCTTAACGGACCCAAACTTTCCAGGCATTCCGTAGCAAATGGCCTGGTAGTCTTGAACTGTGACTGCTCTGTTTTGAGTCGCGTAGAAACCAAAAACTCTCTGTTTAACCTCATCGGAACTTGGAAGTGAAATATCTCCAGTAAAAGGTTCATCATTTGTAACTTCTAAAGATTTTTGTGTAATCGAGCGCTGGACGCTTTGCAGCGCTCCTTGAGATTTGAATCTAAATCGGGGGCTTTCAACGTTCACAATTGTGTGTGTAGAAGCATTGACATCATCTTCAGTATTAACTCGATATCCAATTCTTAATGTAGTATTAGCCGGAGCAATTCCAAATTTATCCGTACTAATAAGTTTAGTGGGGTCAAAATCAATATCTGTTATATACGTTCGCCCATTCAAATCCAATATTAAGTTGGTAGGATCAACAACCGAATTCGATAATAGTTCTGAATCTGACCCATACCCAAACTGTAGATATGTGGTGCCGTCTTGATGTTCGACTGTGAATCGACGCGCAACCGGGACGGCTTTCATGATATTAGGCACAGCATCGCTTGTAGCCGTATTGGTATTGCGGATTGGCTTATATATAACGTTCTGTGATAAGTTGTTTACTTCCACGTACTCATGACCCTCGGTGTCTCTCACGGTGGCGACAGTTGCAACATTTTCTACACCAAGATCGACCCTCAAAAATCTCTGAAAATCATTTACTGTTATCTCTTTATATCCGGTACGACCTGAAACAGCTCGACCCTGAGCGCGGATAACATAATTTAATACGTTATTGGTGGAGTTATCGATATCTTTGGGGACCACTTGATTGGTCATAACGGAGAAGTCGACATCCCCTAACAAAGTATACATACCACCTCCTTGAGAGGAGAAACTAGAGCCCGCTTTAAGCACGGGGGCATATGCTAAATCTGGGCCGATGCTCGTTGAGTCCGCGGGAACCTGAATATAAAAGGTTAGAACCCCATAAGAGGAAGGACTTCGATTAAGTTTAAAACCGAGTTGCCGGGCAAGCTGTAGAACATTATCGTATTCAACGGCTGTTTCTAGAAAGCTTTCGTTAGCCTGATAGTCTAAATAGAAGGAGAGCACATCTCCCACGTATGCCACAGTATCTAACATTAACGATCCAAAGGACGCTTTGTTAAAATCTTTATATGTATCTGGGTAATACCTCTTGGCGTAATCCTCTAGCTCTTTGCGGATTGAATCAAAGTCTCTGCTTGTATAGTTAATGGGCTGTAATTTCTTAGGCATAGTAAATTCTCTTTTTAATTAGTTACGTATATTGATTTGTAGTGAATCGGACTGGCGCAAGGGGATGATAGTAAAATAGACTGTTACATCTAGAGTATAAGGGTGCAGATCCGGGTTGTCCTCCACATAATTGAACACCACATCATCAATTTGGATATAGGGAAGGTGTATATGAACTTGTTCGTTTATTTTACCCTTAATGGCAGAATGGGTATTAGGCCCATTATTTTCAAATAGATAACGAGGTAACCCCACACCAAAGAGAGGATACATAATACGTTCGCCTGGAATTGTAAGAAGGAGCATTTTTAAGTTTTGGCGCGCCAAAGCATTGAAAGTCATATTGCGCACATACGGCCCATATACTTCACTAATTTCTAACGGTAATGATACGGAAAGACCTGCCATACTTTATCCTCTCTCTAACACTCGCTGGGCCCACCAGCATCGCCAGCGTTCGTTTGATCGGGGCCGAATTCAACTCCGATGTCCAAATTGGGCTGTTCAGTGTCAAAGTTAATTAGTGACAATAATAGATAAATGAGCCCGAAAGGTGTGGGAGGTATCATTAACATGCCCATCCCCGTTCCCAAGAAATCGATACCATCTTTCGATATGCGCGGAAAGAAGTTCTCTGGTGGTGGGTCCGGTTGGCCGTCGAGATTGAAGTCTGGTCGAGGGAAGCCTTCCGGGTTCTCCATCATATATTGTAATAAGCATAAGACAGCAATAAACAAATCACCCCCAGTTGCGCCGGGTGCGAACGGAGCAAGCGCGGACTCACCCTCATCATCGGGGCTAGGCAAATCAATCTGTCGTAACTGGGTCTGGACTACATTAAATACCTCTGCGCTTCCGTTCTTAATTAATTTAGAGATCACCACGTGTGGGTCAAGAAGCTCCACAATCATCTTTAGGATATCAATCGGCGTTTTGACTAGCATCTTAAGAATAAAGTCGATCGCGAGGGACTCGCCATCAGGTTCGTTCGAATTCAGGGCGGCCTGTCGTGAGCCCGGGCGTCGAAGATCGGGTGCCGGATTGTAGCTATTGTGATTAGCTATAGTATTTTCTAGTATATCCATCACTCGATTTTTAGTAGAGCGCATTGCTTTGCGGATATCCTTAAAATAACGGGTTGTAAGATAGAAGTTGTGAATTATGGGCAAGATCCCAATAACTTCTGCACCAAACACATTTGTAAAATAATTTTGGTAAGTTTCATTCCCCAAAAGATACCTTACTTCGGACGCGCTCAACTTATCATCCTTTAAAAGTTCCGCTACACTATAGTTTTCTAAATCTGTTGCAGCATTAACTGTTATTTTGAATAGCTGGAATGCCATCTTGTTGTTCGGGGGCGATGCCAGATCGCCGGGGGCATACAAATCAAAAGAAGTCAAATCATCGACATGCATCCAGCACTCATAACTTATGGTTGGAGGAGTGGGCGGGACCGCGGGTTCTACCAGATCGTCGCCGTCGCCGGTCTGAAATTGTTGACCGGTCGGTGGCGCGGATGTAGAGCCCTCGACAGAAGGGCCTATAGCAGTATATGCATAATGGGAGTGAGGGACATAAGCCCCCGAAAGATCGTGGGCACCATCGCCATGGTCCTCATCGTTCTGGTGGATTGTCCAATCGCCGCCGCCTACGTGCTCGTGCATATGTTCGCCAGCGGCGGGCTCACCGATGTCGTGATGCGTGGTGCCCGGGCATCCGCGGCCATTGGCCAC